AATCTAAAACAACTTATGGCAAATGGTGTGAACTAAAAGGGTTCAAATACCATTGTGTCTATTCAACAAAGAAACTTTTACCAGATGAATGGGTCAAAGAAGTTTTAAATCAACAGGAAAAATTATGAGTAGAAAAACAACAGACTATTTTATTATACATTGTACTGCCACTAAACCTTCAATGGATATTGGCTTCGAAGAAATAAATAGATGGCACAGAGAAAGAGGATTTTTGTCTTGTGGTTATCATTTTATAATTAGAAGAAATGGTGTCATTGAAGATGGAAGAACTACAGATGCAGTTGGTGCGCACTGTCGTGGAAAAAATCATAACAGTATAGGAATTGCTATGGTTGGTGGTGTCACTCAAGATGACCACACTGTTGCAGAAGATAACTTTCAACCAGCTCAATGGGAAAGTTTAAAAAAGTTATGTGATGAATTACACAACACATATCCTAAAGCAGAAGTAAAAGGTCACTATCATTTTTCAGATAAATTCTGTCCTTCATTCGATGTGGATGAATGGGCTAAAGCAGATTTACTTTGGGTAGAAGGAGACCTATTGCCTGGTGATGAAGGTTATGAAGAGCCAGGAGAATAATTCAGAATTTGTAAGACACGAACCTTGTCCAGAATGTAATTCAAGAGATAACCTAGCAAGGTACTCCGATGGACATGCTTACTGTTTCGGTTGTGAGTACAGAGAACCTGCAACTGGAGAAGTAAATAGTTTCACAAATACAAAAGAAAATTCAGATATGATTACAGGACAAGTAGAGGCGTTATCAAAAAGACAAATAGATTTTGATACTTGTAAATTTTTTAATTACCAAATAGGTGAATATAAAAATCAACCAGTACAGATAGCTCCTTATTATAATTCACAATACCAAGTAGTTGCTCAACACATTCGTTTTCCTAATAAAGATTTTATTTGGTTAGGCGATATGGATGAAGTTAATTTATTTGGTCAGCACAAATGGAAACCAGGTGGTAAGATGATTACCATTACTGAAGGTGAAGTTGATGCTATGTCAGTTTCAAAAGTACAAGGGAATAAATGGCCTGTTGTATCAGTTCCATCTGGAGCAAAGTCTGCAAAGAAATATCTTAAAAAGAATTTAGAATATTTAGAAAGTTTTGAGAATGTTATTTTAATGTTCGATAATGATGATGCAGGTAATCAAGCATCAATCGAATGTGCTCAATTGTTTACTCCAAAAAAAGCTCTTATCTCCAAGTTGCCTATGAAGGATGCCAACGAAATGTTGGTGTCCAACAGAGGTAAAGATATTATTCATCATATTTGGAACGCAAGACCTTACACACCAGAAGGTATTATTGCTGGAGCAGATACTTGGGATTTAGTTATTCAAGATGATAGCAAAGAATGTACTCCATATTTATGGCAAGGCTTAAATAAAAAAACTAAAGGAATTAGAAAAGGTGAAATAGTTTTATTTACAGCAGGAAGTGGTACAGGAAAATCACAAGTATGTAGAGAGATTGCATTTGATTTAATTAATAAAAATAAAAATGTTGGCTACATAGCTTTAGAAGAAAGTGTAGCTAGAACTGTAAGAGGTTTAATGAGTATTGATTTAAACCAAAAGATACATGAAGAAGACATTAGAAAAAATATTGATGAAGAAACTTTAAAAAGTTCCTGGAATAAAATTCAAGGTAAAACATATTTTCACAAACATTTTGGTTCAACAGATAGTGAGAACCTAATGTCTAAAATTAGATATTTAGTTAGAGGATGTGATTGTGATTATATTGTATTAGACCATATCAATATGGTTGTCTCTGGTATTGAAGGAGACGAAAGAAAATTAATAGATTATACGATGACCAGGCTACGAAGTTTAGTAGAAGAATTAAACTTTGGATTAATACTGGTATGTCACTTAAGAAGAATACAAGATAAGAATGGCCACGAAGAAGGAGCAATAACTTCTTTAAGTCATTTAAGAGGAAGCCATGGATTGGCACAGCTCACTGATATTTGTTGTGGACTAGAGAGGTCACAGCAGAATGAGGAGACTAAAGATATTCTTACAATAAGAGTTTTAAAAAATAGATACACAGGAGATACAGGTGTCGCTTGCTCGCTTCATTACAATAGACAAACTGGAAGATTATCTGAAGGTGATTTTACAGATGTCCAAGAATGAGAAACATCTTGATGATGTCCTTCGTGAATACATAGAACAAGATGAAGACTTCGAACATTTAGATGACGATGATAAAATCTATATGTATTCAACTCTTAAAAAGATTTTGAAACTAATGAATATAGTTTTGAAATATCCAAATGTATGTCCAATATTATTTGTTCATACACCAAAGACTAAACAAATTTTGGAAGACGCATTTTTTCATGTGGCTCCCATTTTACCAACAATCCTAAATATAAAAATAATTGTGATGCACTAATATGAGATTAATATTTGATATAGAAACAAATGGTTT